AGTATGGCAACTAGACTTGCTGCAACAGGTGAACTAACTGGATTATCACAGTCACAGATTATGGCACTTGCTGCTGCAATGAGCTCTGTTGGTATTGAAGCAGAAGCAGGTGGCTCTGCAATGAGTAAACTATTGAAGAGAATTCAGGTTGATGTTGAAACTGGAAGCGATGAATTAAAAGAATTTGCAAAAGTAGCAGGTGTATCAACTTCAGAATTTAAGAAGGCATTCCAAGATGATGCTGTAAATGCTTTGAGTATGTTCTTAGCAGGATTACAAGACACAGAAAGAAATGGAAAATCAGCAATTGCGATACTTGATGATTTAGATATAAAAGAAGTTAGATTATCAAATACAGTGTTATCATTATCAAATGCACACGAAGTACTATCTGATGCAGTAAAGACAGCTAATAACGCGTGGGATGCTAATACAGCATTGCAAAACGAAGTAGATAAAAGATATGCTACGACAGAGTCTCAAATGAAAATGCTAAAAAATGAAGCAACAAAACTGGCAATAGAATTTGGAAATGAGCTAGCTCCGACACTAAGAAAACTTGTTAAGGATGCTAAACCACTATTACAGAATATTGCTCAAATGATAAAGAAATTTGGAGATTTAGATGCAGGAACAAAACAGAATATAATTAAATTCGGATTACTTGTTAGTGCTGCAGGTCCGGTTATTAAAACTTTAGGAAGCATTACAAGTACAACAGGAACTGTTATAAAAACATTTGGAAATTTAACGAGCAAGCTTGGAGGTTCAATTGCAAAATTAACTGCAACGACAACCGCTGTCAGCGGTCTAAGTCTAGCTTTTGGTGGTCTAGGAATAGCTGCTGCTGCGATAGTGGCTGGAGATATATATGTAACCAGTTCATTAAATGATATGTTTAATGCGATGAATCTCGTAGGACAAGCTACATTTGACTTAGCGGAAAAAACAAAAACACAGGCTGAGGCATATGAAGCAACTAAGAAAGCGAGAGATGATAGTTTAGCCAGTGGTCTAAATGAATTAGATCAAGCGCAAAAACTGCAAAAAGAATTAAATTCAATAACTGATGCAAATGGTAAAGTAAAGGAAGGATATGAAAAAAGGGCAGAATTCATAGTTGGAAAACTATCTGAAGCTTTAGGTATTGAAATAAAAATGACAGATGGTGTAATTGATAAATATGGAGAATTGAATGATACTATAGACAGCACCATTAGAAAGAAAAAATCCGGATTAATAATGGATTCTCTTGAAGAGTCATATAAAGAAGCAACAAAAAATATAAATTCATATAAAAAAGAATTAGATGATGCATTATCAAAAGCTTATATAGCAAAAACAGCATATGAGAACCATGAAGGAACACTTGATGAGTTAAATGCTGCTAATCAAGCAGTATCTAATGCAAGAGTAAATGTAAGAAATGCACAAAGAGATATTGCTAATTATAATTACGCAACAAAACTATATGCGGAAGGAACAATAGAAAGTTTAGATCAATTAAATTCAAGAGTAGCATATTCTACAAATAATGTAATAGACATGACAGATCAAGGAACAAAAGAAGCGCTTGATAATTCAATAGCATACCTTAACGATTATAAAAAGTTATATGAAGAATCTCAAGACGAGGCATTCTTATATCAAATTGACATTCAACAAAAAGAAGTACAAAGTGTTGCAGAGCATTTGTTAACATTAACAAGTACTACTGAAGAAAACTCACAAGCAGTTGTTGATGCATGGAAGGATTTAGCAGCAGATGCATATGATCAATATTATGATTTTGTTTCGGTATTACCAGAAGACCAACGCAAAACGATTGAAAAAATGACAGGTGTTACAGCTGAAAAAACACCTGAGCTAGTTGAAGCAACAAAAATCATGAGTCAAGAAGTTGTAGATCAACTAGATAAAGATGCAGATTTCAGAAAAAATGCAGTCGAGAACTTACAGGCTTTTCTAAATGGATTGGAAGATGATGAATTGCGAGAATTATTAGAAGCGGCTGGAACCTCTGACGTTGAAAAAGTCATGAAAGGAATTAGAGCTGGTAATCTTGCAGAGAGCGAAGGTGTTTCAATTCTAAAAAACTTAAAGAACGGATTAGGTAATCCGGAATGGACAGATAAATTATTTGGTAAGGCTCGTTCTATTGCAAGTAGTCTATCAAGTATGCTTAAAGTAACAGCATCAATTTCTTCTACTCCAAAGACATCTAATGCTGATGGATTAGCATATGTTCCATATAATGGATATATTGCGAGATTACATGAAGGAGAAAGAGTTTTAACCAAATCAGAAAATGCTGATTATATGGCTAATAAAATAAGTAATAACAATAATAATGTTAATGTTAGCATATATACTCAGACACTGACAGAAGGTGAATTAGAAAGGGTAAGCCGTTACATTGAAAAGAAATGGGGTGGAAAGAGTTGATACAAGAACATAATTATAAATATGAAGATATTAGAAATTTCTTTTTTGAGAATGAAAAAGGACAGAAAATCGATTGTCAAGAAGTTTCAGGGAAGCTCTTTCTATATAATGTGAATGGCTTGGGATTTTCAAGAAATCTAGAATATGCACGTGTGGGTACAGCCTATATTAAGAACAAAGATGAGTTTGCTCAGAATGTGATAACTGGTGAATTAGAATTCTATGATAATACATATGAACAATACAAAAACTTTATTGATTTTATATTACAAGCAAAATCTTTAAAATTAATATATGTCCATAAAGGTAGTAACAGGAACAAGTATTATAGAGATATAGATGTAGCTCAAGTAGATAAATTCCAAGAAGATGATTTTAATGTATTACCAACCAACATTACATTAAATTGTACATCATTGTGGTATGAAGAGACAAACTTCATATACAGAGTCGAAGAAATTCAGGACGAATTACGTTGGGATTTTGAATGGGATTCAAGATTCACAGACTATGAAAATAGAAGTGTACAATATAACAACAACGGACATACTAAAGCTCCTTTTTTACTTGAAATGGGAGGCTATATTTTAAATCCTAAAGTATCATTATATGATGATAAAGGATTAATAAATGAAATTAGCCTTAATATCACTATTGAAGAAAACGAGAAGCTTATATATTGTACTAGAGACAATGAATGCCAAATAATAAAGGTATTGTCTGATGGAACAGAAATTAATCTTGTAGATAATTTAGATCTTAAAAACGAAAATAATTTTTTCAAGTTACCTATAGGATATAGCACAATTAAATTAAGTGCTGAAAACGAGATTTTAAATTCTAAATTAACAATATATAAAGAATATATTGCTGTTTAGAGAAGGGAGTATATATGTTAAGAGGACATGTCTTTAAATTTCAAACTTTTGCAAACGAAGTGTTTGCACATTTTATAAATACATTCCTACAAGGACATATGGGAGTTACAAAGGGATGTGAACTAACGAATACAAATAGCTCTGTATCAATTGATACAGGCTATTTTTGTGTATGTGGGAGATTTTTGGAGATTGTAGGAAATGAAACAATTGATGATATAACCAATACAGGATATTATAGATTGATATGTGAAATAGACTTATCAAAAACTAACACGACTTCTACGTTGAATCAAGCACAAATAAAATTGTTAAGAGGAACAAGTACATATCCAACGTTAATTCAAGAAGATCTAGATAATGGAGGAATTGTATATCAATACGAATTCGCACAATTTAGAGTGACTGATAACGGTATAACAGAGCTTGTAGATAAAAGAACCTTTTTAAATTTATCATCTATCTACACACTAATAACGAATGATTTTGAGGCATTATTTGATGCAAAAAGTGATGCTGCTGATGAATTATTACAAGCTATTCAAGAAGAGCTTGCTAGTATAGAAGATAGAAGCGGATTACTTACTAAGAATGGAGGGATAATTACTGGTGATTTGGAAGTTTTGGGAAGTATTGAAACGGATACATTAAGAAATTCAAGCGGAGAAAAGTATTTCAACGAAGGAAATATTTGTGTAATAGTTGGTAATAAGACACTTTCGGCTAATAGCGATTCATCAGGTTTACCATATGCTCAAACTACATGGAATATTGAGTATCCAACAGGTTTTTCAAAAAACAACTGCATTGTTTTAGCATTTCAAGGAAGTTTGGAAACAAACCTTCGTGTTGGTGCTTATGGTACAGGTCCAGTTACTAGTACAAATGCTGTAAGAGCTACATTACCGAGAACAGTAGTGCTATGGGATGATCTTATAAATTTAGAATGTTGGAATCCAGCATACAGTAATAAAACATATCATTATAAATTAGTATTGATGAAATTGCCAGAAGCAGATATTACTGGATTTGAGTTAGGAGATATTAATATGGACCATCAATTAAATCAATCTGATTTGGATTTAATGCAGGAATATCAAAGAGAAAATATTGCATTTACTGACAAACAGTTTAAATTAGCTGATATGGATGGAAATGGAAAAATTGATTCAGGAGATACATATGATTTGATTGAGAAAATCAATAGTCAAAGCTAGGAGCTGATTAGATGGAGTTATACATATTAGACCAAAAAGATTTGCACATTTTATCTGTAAGTAATGTAAGTGAATACAATATTAACATGGACGAAGAAACAAATGGAGTTAGTGAATTTACATTACTTAATGTTCAAAGCGCCAGAAAAGGAAATTACATTGTTTTAAATGGATTATACAGACAATTTCTTTTTGTAATAAATGATGATGTAATTGCAGTTAAAGGTCAACTTTCAATAACTGTTACAGCTTTAGATATTTCTAATATTTTTGATAGAAAAATCATACTTAAAAATCCAGAAGTAATGACTACAAAAGGAATTGAAACTTTTATTGCAAATAATATCATAACTAATTTTGTTAATACAAATGACACTATTCTTAACCTTGACTATATAGATGTATATATTAGAACAAATACATTAGGTTCAGTAACAATTAACGATGAAAATGGAATATATAATTTCCACACATTCATAACGAATTGTAGACAATATAAAGATATATATACAGATTTCTCAATAGTTGTTGTTAATGGAAGTAGAAGATTAAGAATAGATATTGGTTACAAGAAAGAAAGTACAAAATTAATAGATACTACAATTGAGGAAGTAACAAACTACAATAAGATATATGAAGTTGATCCAGTTACCAAAGTAGAATGTTTTGTAAGAGAAAACGAAAGTGTATATAATTTATATCTGAAATCTGACAGAACAACCACAACCGATAAGAACGACCCAGATAGAATATTTGGAAGAATCGAAACAATAAGTTGTGATAAAGCAGAAAATGCACCAGAGCAAGCACTTAACGTTATTCAGTCAAATAGATATAAACATTTAGTTGAATTTAGTGTAGCTAAAACTTCAAAACTTGTAGATGTAACTCAATTATATATTGGAAGACCAATTAGAATAAAAACAGAAGATTCAATATATGATAGTTATATAAGTGCTATTACACTTAATGATGAGAATT